CGGCCAACACTTTAGCACCGTTCCAGTCCATTTTAAAAGCAGACATCAAGAATCCTCCGTCACAAGAAGATCCAAGGTTTTATTTCGTTCATCGTAATTAATCGGAGCACCTTTGATATTGAAAATCCTGGACCCGAAAACAATACGATTAGCTGATGTTATCCCGGCCCGGTATCGTATCCGGATCTTGTTCGTAACCACGGATTCAAGCTTCATAGCGTCGAGTTGCTCTTTTGAAGATAGCGGCCATATTTTAGCCGGCACGCTTCCCATGCCTGTAACTGACGCCCAAGCAGTCGAAAAACCGCCCATCCCATCAGAAGTTTGAGTTTGCTCTTGGATATCGACCCTATGTCTCAGGCCGCCAGATCTCAAAAAACACCCCCGAATAATTTATACGGAAAAAGCAAAGCTTCCCAGGTTTTTAATTTTGTGTGATTCATCAAGTAAACTTCCGTTTCCCTGTTTTCAAACATATCTGAAATAGTTAATTTTATGGCGTGCCTGATTGCTTCCGGCACTGCAAGGCCCACACAGGTCCATACGCCCTCTGTTGCTCCTGTTCCATCCGCTACAGTCCCGGCAATGGTCAAGGGCCATGTGGGAGCTGTGGCAAGGCTTGTAAGTGCTGTTGTGCATTTATAAACCAGCCCGTTTTCAGTTACGGGCAAAACAAGGGCATTTTCTGCATATGCGGTTTCTTTGATCCAGGTAGACCCGATGTAGTACCCGCAAACAAACTCAATTTTAATGGGATTTGAAGGATAAAGCGTATCCGTAGGCCATGTTTTTTGATAGCCAAGCTCAATAAGGCCTGGCTCACTGTTGGTATCGACAATATAATCATCAGCGCTAAAGGTCGATTCGTCACCATCAGAATCAGTATATTTTATGCTTGTCACGGATTGCAGGCGCCCGAATGGCAATATGATTGATGCTGGCCACAAATCCAGATAAAGTTTCCAGGTTTGAGATACCAGGCGCCTATGCAGATATTGTTCAGCCAGTCCGGTTGCGGCCATGATCAGGCTCTTGACATATATATCATGGGCGGTATCATCATCGTCAATCTCACATTGCTTTTTACCCTCTGCGAGTGAAACCGGGTATTGGGCTGGTAATGTGACAAGTTCGGTTATCATTTAAACTCCTATGCTACACATGGAATATGGTCAAATATCATAAAGCACCTTAAAAAAGGCCGTCAAATAGACCGGCCCATAATTTAAACGTCTATTTCTTCCCACATAAAATGGAAAATCAGAGAAGCCGTACCGCCGATACTGTGATACGTCATAACCGACCTACCAGGGGCAAGGATAATACTGCCGTCAATGGGTACAACTGCCGGCCCTAATTGGACCTGTGTACTGATCGCGCCCTCCATAGTTGAGCCACAAACGCGCTCAAGAACAGGTGTGGCGATAGTGGCGCCATCGTCGCAATAAGCAACAGATGAACCAGTGCCATAAAATGCACTTCTGGCAGCCAGGGCAGCGACAAAGCCTGAATCAGTTGAAGTCATCAAACCAACTGCGCCCTCTGCCGGGTTGACAACATCAGACGTCCACCCGAATTCATGAATTACAAGATTTTTGCCCGATCCGGCTGGGTTCGCAATGCCAAGGCCGGTCCATGTCGTTGCCATTGCTGCGGTCACTGCAACGGCTGCCTGATTTGCAACCGAAAAAAGCCTACCGGCAAGGGCAGCCTCTTTATATTTTCCGCCCTGATTTGATACAAATAAATGTTTATATTGGTCCAGTTCTGCGTTGACTGGAGCGCCTGTTTTGCGGCTTAAAGCTCTTATTTCTGTGCTACTCATTTTAAAACCTCCGTTTTTTATATTTCGGATGAACCCCCATTAATATGCGGCCTCAACGTAGGCGCCGGCGGACATGGGAACATAAAACAGTGAATGGAAAACACTACCGGATAGAACATCGGCAGATGTGGTTAAATGCCCGATTGTTGAAACGGCGTTCTTGTATCCAATCACCAGCGGATCACCAAGGCCTACAGCAACGTCTGAAACGCCAGCGCTACCAGTCATTTGATGATTGGACCCGGCAACAGCGCCAAGTCCACAAATAACCCTCGTGCCTTCTGTCAGGCCCGAAATAGTTGTACTTACCAACCCAAGCTTTGTAGCGGCTATTGCCCCGCCGGTATGGAGTAAACAGGAGTATGTATATTGGAATAATGCCGCTTTCGCATCCAATACTACCGTGACCTCCATAAATAAATGCTTCAAAAGGATAGTCCCGTAAACGTTAAAATCCTCTACCTGCGCTTGATGAAGATGTACCAAATCAGATACGTCCACGACGGGCGTGTCAACGCGCATACCTAAAATTAGGTCTGCGATTCTTGCTCGTGTTGATGGTGCATAGTTAGCCATTTGTCAGCTCTCCTATTTTTTAAAGGTTATTATTTGACAGCTTTTTCTCTTTTTTCGGCCGCTTTTGAAACAGCCGTTTCTTTTTTCGGTTTTTCGACTTTTTCAGGTTTTGGTGCCACTTTTTTAACCTCCGCCTTTTTTTCAGGTAACGGCCCATTAAATAAGGCCATGAAGCCCTTGTCCTGTGCCGCGAGTCCCCTTGACATCAATGCAAACGCTCTATCATCAGATACATTTGCGATTTTACGATCAGGGGAAAAACCCAAGGCTCTTCGGCCCTCTTTTGTTAATCGTACTTGCATAATCATATCCTTTCCGGGCAAGGGTTAGCCTGCCCGGTTCAAGATTAATCGGTGATTGCCGTCGGAACAACGTCAGACTGATACCTGGGTTCTGCAATATAATTAACAGCGACAATGCTTGTTCCTGCACTCGTTATTACGAGCTTAAAACAATCAAATCCGGCACTGAATTTTGCAGGGTCCCATTCCATAATCCATAACTGGTTTTTACCTGCACTTGTGTCCATGGTGAAGGTGATTGCATCGGTTTTCCTGGCCAGCAGATCAGCAGTGGCAGTATCGATATTCCCCCAAATAGGACAGGTCTCTGTAATCGCAGTGTCCCCAGTTCCAGCCACGTCTGAACTTTCATTCCAGGTGATAACGACATCAACATTATTAACGTAGGCCATAGTGACGACCACCCACAATTTTTTTAAATTTTTACAGGAAATTACATCAGATGTAGCGGCAATGGCGGTTGCGGTTGCCGGTTCATGCCCCTGTACGATCTTAAACGCTTCCGGTAAAGTTAAGTTACTCATTTTTATATCCTCCTAAGAGTTAAATTTTTGATTATCTGGCTTCGATTCTGACAAACGGGCTGACCGTGCTGCCGGTCCCCTTAAACGGGGTGATCGGGTTCACAAGGCGCGGCTGACCGTCAAAATAATACACAAACCGGAAAGTGGTCTGGCCGTAATCGAATTTGAAATGGATTGAACTGGCCTCGTTGATATCGCCGTAATCAACACAGAGATATTGTGAAAAATCACATAACCAAAGATCGCCAGCATCGCCCAGGGATTCGGCCTGTTCGATGAATACCACCGGGTATCCTTCCATGGAGCCGACTGTGCCGCCGATTGCCGGGGGCAGGTACATTCTGGCAAGTTCGCCGCCGGTCCCGATTGCGTATGTCATTTCCCGCAAGGTTTTGTAAACATTCCTGTTTGCAAGCCACACCACGTTACCGGACCCGCCGCGAATGTTAAACCGCATGATCATGTTGAGGATATTTTGAGACACGATTGTATCAGCATCCTGGCCGGATTCCTTGGAAACATCGACTTTACAATCACAAACTTTAAGGCCCAGCGCCTGGCCGGCCCCGGTTCCTTCCATCACCAGGTCCTGAGATTTGAAAGCGAACTCTTCGGTAAAAAGCTGACGCATTTCCTGGCCCAGAAACGTTGCATTCATCAGGATTTTATCGGATGCGTAATACATGCCGGTCAATCTTTCAGGAGCAAGTTTGATTTTCTGGAATTTGGTGGAGCTGGCTGTGATCTGGGAAAGTTCGGCATCATTGTAAACCCTGACGCCACCACCCCGGCTACCATCTGCCCGGTTGACTTCATCAAGTCCGACAATTTCAAGGGATTCTGACCCGGTCAAAGTCCGGCGGTTACATCGCTTCAAAACTTCGGAGTTGTTGAATCCGGATGTCATCAGGTCAATACTGGTTTCAGATTGCAGCAAAAAACCACCCTCGGACCCAACACCCTGGATCATGCCGCTGCCGGCTGCCCTGTCCTCTTCGGAAAAAAGCGGCCTCATGGATTTATCCACAAAATCACGGCTGGCGGGTTTGCCCTGGCGTTTTTCGATCAAGGTCAACGCCCGTTTGGTGTTTTCTTCGAGCCGGGTTCTTGATTCCTTGACATCAAGGCCGCGTATGCCATTGGGGTCTGTCACCGATGCGACATCTGCCATCTGCTGGCCAAAGGCTGCGGCCTGGGTGCCCCTGTAGACCGGCTGATCTTCAACGGTAATGCCCCTCATGTCCGGATCAAGGTCGTTAGGATCGGGCGTATCCAGTGCGGCAAGCTCAAGGGCTCTTTTTTCGGCATCAACGTCCTTGGTCACCGTGTCCAGTTCCGTCAAAATCGAATCGCGTTCGGTCCGATTGTCGTCTGTCAAATCTTCCGGCTTGAGTGCCCGGATGACTTTCAGCTTTGCCATCAAATCCCGGAAAAGTTTTTGTAGTCTTTCAAGTTCATTCATCTTTTTAACCCTCCTTGGGTTCGTTCTGCAGTTAAAAGGTCAATTTCAAGATTAACGTTTTCGTCTTTTGCACGGGTTGCCGTGGCTTCTGCGGCTGTTGAGCCGTCTTTTTTTATTTTATCAAGCGACCGCAATGCGACTGCGGTATCTGGGTATGCTGGAAAAGTGACCGGGGAAACGTCAAACAACTCTTTTATTTCTGTAATCGTTCTTATTGACGGCTCATTATCTCTATAATCCCAATCGTCGGATTGAACAGTAAATCCAAACGACTGCTGGGTTACATCGCCGCGCTCAATAGGTGATAGCACCATATCCCTGACAAGCTGGGTGTCCGGCGGGGTTACGCTCATAAACAACCCTTTTTTATCTTCTTTGAGCTCAAGGGTGCCGGATGATTCCCGGCCAAGAATGATATTTGAGTCATGGTTAAACAGCGCCCGGACATCAGACGTTTTTAAGGAATTTTTAAAGGCCCCTGGCGCGATACGTTCGATAAACCCCATGTCTTCAGAATTTTTGTCAAATACGGCTGCGTAACCCTCAATTTTTGGCAGTTCATCACCGTTTCTCTTGACTCTCAATTCTGCGGTTTTTAAAATCCTTAATTCTTTTTTTATTTCTGGCATATCATCACCTTTTTTAAATACTTAGGAAACAGTCACATTTTTGATGCAAGGGCGGATGAGCCTTTAAGCCCCTGATTTTCATTGGCGCCTCTGCCCCTTCTGGATTAAGTTCATCGCCATCATTCACAAAAGATTGACCGCTTGAAACACGTTTGCCGTTCAAACTGGTACAAAAAGGGCAGGTCTTTGGCCCCCTGATTCGCCAGACCGTGGATAGTCCAGCACCAAACGCCACGGCCTGATAAACTGCGCTTGAAGCCCTGACGGTCTCATTTGTTGCAATTTTTTCAGCCCGGCGATCCTTCCACTCGTCCACCCGTTCCTCAAGAGCATCTAAATTTTCCTCAAGCAATGCCGTTAATTGGCCAAGTGAGCTTTCGGTGTGACGTTCTGAATACCGGGTCGAATAATCATCGATGAATCGTTCCAGGTCATCAGAGACCCCGACATCAACACCCATTTCCTCAGCCGCCGCAGCCTGTATCGCCTCTGAAAAACTCCTGATAACCGGACCTATTTTTGATTTAATTTCAGCTGGCATTTTACGGTAAAAATCATCAAGCCACGTTTGCATGTCCCGATTTTCGCGGCTTTTTCGCTGTTTATTTATTTGACCTTTAACGGCCAGACCTTCCTTGTTGACTATATCCTGCGCGGCCCGTTGGAAAAGCGGGTAATATTGTTTTGCAATCCGGTCCCTGAGCATGATTGAATTTTTTGTGCGGTATTCGATGAGGCGTAAATTCTTGTCCTCTTTTTTGGGGTCCTGATTATTTTCTTCAGCTACCTGGCCGGCCATGCTCAACGGTATCATATTGAGCATAACAAAAGATTCATCCCCGCCCTCTATCGGATTCATGTTTTCTTTTGCCCGGATCTCGTTTGGTTTAATGCCGGCAACCTGGAAAATTTTATTATAATATTCTGCCCTTGCTTGAGAATTGCCACGGAGTAGGCCGTCGACTAAAAATTCAACGAACAGCCCTTTTTGACGTTCCTCTTTTGTGAGCAGCTGCAGGGCTATGTTTTGTTCCCAGCGAACAATCCAGTGCATCAGGCAAGAATCAACATAATTCGCGTTTTCAGTTTCGAGGGAATTGTTGTCTGAGTTGTGGCCGTGGATAGCTATTTTGTGAGGTGGTACGTGATACATGCCGCAAATCTCAAGTTTCTGAAAATTTCT